AAAGATTGGAATACAATCATTTTGTGCTTACTAATACTATTTATACAGTATAAAGGTCTACTTGTCAACCTTTATATCATCTTTCCACTTTGGATGTGCTTTTTTGTATTTGTTTATGTGATAATAAACATTTGGAACAGTACAACCTAGTCTTTGTGCTATATCATTTACATGTATTCCTGCACTATACCAATTCCATATGTCTAGTTGTATTTCTGGTGCTTCTCTTTCCCAATTTCCACTTCCAGGTCCTTCAACCTTTGCTGGACGCCCTCTTTTGTTTACCATACTAGTACTAAGAGGTGTTCTAGTATCAATGCGTTTGTCATTTCCATTGAAAAGAATCTTTTGTTCTATTGTGTATTGACTTTTTCCTGGTCTAACCGGCAAACCATGTAACTTTAACCATTCATTTATGCATAATGCATTAGTGGCAATAGCAATACCACCTGGTACCATGTGATATACACTGTAAGTTCCTGGTATTGGTTCTTTAAAACGTTGATTTAGGAATACAAAGTGTGATAATTTTTTATAATCCTCATCACTTAGTTCTGCTTTGAATAAAACCCTTAAATCATACTTGCTGTAATGCTTATAAGGGTGGTTTTTTACGGTTTCTTGTGTAGGGGCATACATTTGGTCATCCTTGTTATTTTCATACTGTATATAGTCCTTAAAATGCGTTTAAGACACCTTAAATGACTACATGTAGTTAGTAAGTTCCTCCATCTATGGAATTAGCTGCAATGTCTCTATTGACCCATTGTCCTTGACTTAGATCATATTGTAAACTTTGTCCATCTTGTACGGAGGTAATAGTTACATCACTTAATTTGTCTAAATTGATACTTCCTTGTACATCTGGTCCTTCTGGTAACCAGTGTCCTATTTCACCTTTTTCAAATACTAATATACTCATTTATAACTCCTTGCTACTATCATATATTGTAGCTATTATATCTACGGTGTTGTCTTCAGTTAGTTTAAGTTCTTGTACACGGAAAAACTTTTGACTTTGTCCTGCACCAGTACCCCAACCAAATTCATCATGTCTAACTTCTATTATATCACCACTGCGTAACAACAATGCTGTGTGTGCCGCAGTAAATTTAATTGTGTATTCATCTCTGCTTATATTTACTGTTTGTGTGATTAAATCTAAAACTTGAGCACTATCTGTGATCATAGTATAATCTTCTTGTGTTTCTAATGTACTACCATTGTCTGCTACACGCCATGTAGGGTTATCATAGATAACAACATCATCATTCCATTTAGTAGTTGGATTGTTGAATATACCTGTTGCTTTGTTTAGTTTGCGTGCTTTGTCTGGTAAACTTAATTCTATTTTTCCAATAATAGTGTCTTTGTCAAATATTGCACTGCTTGATATTCCAGTTTGTTCATTTGGCTTTTTAATACGCATTTGATACTTGCCATCTACAAATAGCAGTATACCATTACATGTTTCTAATATTTCACCTACGTTATCAAACAATTGTTTTTCTGTTTGTAAGAATCCATTTATGTTGTATCCACTACCACTGCGTGCAGCCGCACAATCTAATCTTGCTTGTTTAAAACTAGCCAAGTCTATGTGTTTGCCTGCTATGTAGGCTCCATTTTCATCTCTTTCTAGTCCTTTACCAAACACTGTATTAATCAAATAATCATACATAACATCTACAGGGCTTTGATCTGCACTGGTTGTGTAGTTGCCTGAATTCAATGAACCTGATGTATCACCATCTACTAGTGTGCTTACATCTAAAATCTTTTTACCTTCTAATACAAATGTTACTGTAGGTAAATTTCCACCATACTTTTCACCATCTGCTTCTAATAGTATAGCAAAATAACTTACACCTAATAATTTATGTGCTGATGTCCAAACACCACTACCAACACTAGTTTGTAATGCTGTATCTACTGTTTGTGTTGTAGTTCCTGGATACCAGTTACAAGTAATTGTTGGTGCATATTTACTAATAAATCCACCTAGTGTATAACCACCATTACCATTTGAAGTTAATGTTCCTGGTGTTCCACTGTCATCTACATCCCATACAATAGTATCATTGAAGTAAACTTGTTTTACTGTACCTATTTCACCTTCACACATTGCAATAACTTGATTTAGTTTTGTAGTTTTGCTTAAATCACCTGCACCATCTGAAGTATCTACATATACTCTAGTTCCACCTATACGTTGTTTTCCATACAATACATATACAGGATCATTGTTTGATTGTTTGTTAATTAATACATTTGATCTGGCTGCTCTTGCTTGACGCTCAGCTCTCTTTTGTGCTTTACGCTGTTGGTTATAACTGTAAAGACTGATTGCTAATCTAATAAAAAACTTTGCTACTGGACTTAGCCCCATGCTTCATGCCTCCATATACTGTATTCAAATTCTGGTTTGTGAATAATGTGTTTTGTCATGCGTTTTGAGTCATCTGTTAGACCCCATGCTTGAGCCATGCAAATTATATAAGTGCTAGGAAACCATCTTTGTTCTACCATAACTATATCACCTGTTTGAGGTTGCATTACTTGATGATATCCCTTTTCTGGAAACCATTCATTTACTGTGGGAAATTCTTTGCGTAAGCGTATTGCACTTCTTAAGTCATTGTATTTACCGTATACATTTGGTAACAATTCTGTGCCAAACAAATAATCATGATATTCCAACAACAATGTGCAACAATCATTTTTACCACGCTCCCATGGTTGCCATTGTTTACTTGCTAACCATAATCCTACTTTTTGTTGAAGTTCAGCTTTCATTACGCATTTTCTTTCCACTGTACTTCTTTTTGCACTTCTTTGGCAAAACTAAATCCTTCATCAGCAGGGTGTATGTTTTGCTGACTGTTGTCATTTGTATAACGTGCTGAAACTCTATCAAAATCTGTCCAGTGACTTGCAGTTGATATACTTGCAGTTGTACTATCACCACCATCACCTAATGCACCAGTTATACTGTTTATATAACCTTTGTATAACACAACTTCATGTGCTACACTATAATTTTCCATAAATGCTCTGTAAATTGTTACTGGTTTGTCAATGTAATCTAGTTCTTGTATTGTTTTTAATACTGTGTCACCTGTTGGTAATTCTACAATACCTGCTAGTTGTATTTCTAATTGTTCAATACTAAAACTTGCATTATCAACAAAATCAGTCATTTGTAATAACCCACCTGCGGCTTGATATCTGTTGCCATCACTTAGTGTTAAGTTAAAAGGTGCTTGTGTAAAATAATAATTGTGTGAACCATCAATGTTTACTGCTACACAATCAAAGTATTGTATTGTTTCTTTTGCTACTATTTCTTGTAGGGTTGCCATGTTATTACTTCCAATTATCTAAGTCAAATGCTACACTCACATAGTAATAATTGTTTACATCTACTTGATATTCAAAATTATCACTGCCTAATGTAACAACTGCATACCATGGATCTTTGTAAATTTTTTCACCTGCTGGCATTGATGTTCTAAATGGCCAAGGTGTGCGTATTTTAGCTTCACCATATATGTTTGCATCTGTTCCACTTAAACTTGTGTGTAAAAAACCATTTTCATTTGGACCATCAATAAACACTTCACCGCGTTGGAATGCAAATGCTTCATTACTGTTAAATCCTTCAACTAACAATGTAGTATCACCTGATGTTATTGCATCTTTGATTCTTGGTGCTACAGAAGTTCCACTAAAGTCTTTCCATAGTATGTTTGTACCATCTTTGTTTCTTAAATTAAAGTAAAATGGTGTGCTTTGTCCATGTGCCGCTTGTGCAATTGCATGAAACTTTTGGAAATCAGCTGCACTCATTGGTGGATATTCTACTTCTAATCTCCACTTAGTATGCCCAACACTTCTTGTATACTTGATACCACTTTGACTATTGTTAACAATAGTAGGAGCATTGTAATTGATAACTGCACTTCTTGGTGTTACATGATCTGGCCATTGTTTAGCTGCATCATATCCATCTGTTGCCCATTCATCATCTGTGTCCCATATATCTTCTTGTTCTGCTAGTGTAGGTGTTGGAGGTGTGTATGTGTCTGGTAATGTATCAATTTTTAACATTTTTTGTCCAGTTGTAATTCTACCTGTGCTACCTAAACTTATTCCACTGATATAACCTTCTGTGGCTTGACTTACAGTTAAACTTGGTTTTGTTCCATCTGTAAAATCACTTGTAACTGCACTATCAATATCATAATAATCATCACTTACTGTTGCACCATTTACATATGTACTAGCACCTGTGCGTTTTTTATATGTTTGGTTACCTGGAAAATAAATGTTTGGATTATCTGCTTTGTGATTGTGTGTACCAGTTAGTGCAATATTACCTGTAGTACTATCTACAGGAGTTGTTACACCCATAGCTGCAGTTGTACCTGCAACTGTATCATTCAATGTAAGCCAACGCATTTCATTTGTTTCTCTGAATCTTTCAACATTAAAATTACCAGTCCAATTTGTATAATCTGTTGTAGTATCTGGTGTAAAGTAATTTATACCTTGTGTAGTAATAGTATCACTGTTGAAGAACCAAAAATGATTCCAGTCTGGAATTGGTTTACCAGTTGATGCACCACCTGAAGTATAATCACCGTGATATAATCTATGAAATCTAAACCGTCTTTGAGTTGTTGGGATAGAACTTCCAAATGTTTCACTTAATACAACATCATAATTATTTACACCCCATGTACCTGTTACAATAGTACCCGTTTGTAATAAATTGTACCAATCATGTGTACTGTCTACAATTAATGTAGTTGTGCCATCTCTTGACACAGTTTTTGTTTCTGGACTGCTTAGTGTTCTGTCTACTGTTAGTGGTGTACTTGTAGTAGTGTCTGTTCCTGAGTCTTCATCTTTTCTACTCATAAACACACTATCACCACTGGTTGCAGTTGCTGGTGTTGTTCCGTCAGTATTAAATGTTAGTGTTTGTAAACTAGGTGAATAAGTTTGAAAACTAGTACCACCTTGATATGCTACTGGATCATCAAAATATTCTACATCAAACCAACGCACTTCATATCCAATAAATGTTTCTGCTGAATTATATTTGTTTGTAAAGTTTCTTTCTGCAACTGGAAATATTGCAACTTTTCTTGTTGTTGCATTTCCACTGCTGTCTAATCCACTCCAAGTTGGTGTACCAGCTGTACCAATATCTGCATATACGGCTTCTGCTAGGTTGTTGTCCCATATGTCCTTCATTTTTCTCCACAAGTAATCACCTTGTGCTCCAGGATTACCAGGATTTGGTATTGTTCCAACCCATGCATAATTAAAATGAGTATTACCTTGGTTGTATACTGTACTACAAAATACTGTATCATTGGTACTATTAACTGTTGGTGTACCACCGTTGTAACCATTGAGTAGGACACCTCTTGAATAATCACCTCTTAAATTTGTATCTTTTCCATAAACATGATATGTTATACTACCTTCAGTGTATTCAAGTGGATTACCACTGTCATCATTACAAGTTACAAAATATCTCCAACCATCTGTAACAGGTGTAACACCAAAACTTTGTCCATACCAATGAAACTTAGCACCAACAACTGAATTTGTTTCTATTTCACTGTCCCAACTATCAGTTGCATCAGTGCGTGCTAGTATACATTTGTCATGTGTATTAATTCTATATTTTCCAGTGTCATCATGTATTGGTTTTAAATACCTACCAACACCCGGAAATTCACCACTAGTACCTGGAGTAGCAGTAGTATGAACAACTGTGTTTTTGTGTATCATTACATCTGCTTTGTCATCTGTGCTTTTTGGTGTATCAGTGGCTGGGTTAGCACCATAATCATATACTAGTGTATGACCACTACCATTTGTGTTAACTGTGTATGGACCAGCATATGCTAGATTGTTTAATCCATTGACCCAAGCGCCTGAACTGTTTTGCTTTTGTATTTTGTAAATGTTAACACTTGAAAGACTTAGTGTGTTACTGATGTAGTAACTGTCTGTGCTTATTTCTTCAATTGTGTCTATATCACCACTTAGTTGACCCCAATCTTTGCTATAATCATCATTTAAAAATTCATCAATTGTTAATGGATTAACTGGTTC